GGGTACGCCTGGGATGAGAAGGCCAGTCGGGCAGGCCTGGACAAGCCGGTCAAGGAAGCAGATGACGAGCTGGACGCCTGGCGCTACGGAGGACACTCCTCCCGTGGCCTGTGGTTGACGGCAGCATGAAGGGTGGAGCGATGGCACTTCCCAGCGGTGACATCCCCTGGCCCCCGAGCGACGTGGCCAAGGAGATCAGGCGCGTTCGTGAGTACGCCGGGTGGTACGGCGGGGATCCGCGCGTCATCCGCCCGCCTTCGCCGTACGCGCTCCAGCCCAAGCGCTGGTGGCAGCCAGGCGCTGGACAGGTCCCGTCCGCGGGGATCGGCGGCTGGGGGGAGTCGTCCCCCGTGCATGTCCCGCTGGCTGCCGACATCGCCCGGACCAGCGCTGATCTGATGTTCAGCGACTGCCCGGATATGACCGTCGATCCGGCCGCACAGGACCGCTGGGAGCAGATCGAGGACGGCATCGGCTGGGAGGCGGCCCTGGTCGAGGCTGCCGAGCTGTGCGCGGCGCTGTCCGGGATCTACTGGCGGGTCACGTTCGATCCGGTCAACGAACCGCGCTGGCCGATCCTGACCTTCATCCAGCCGGACAACGCCTGGCCGGAGTGGAGCTGGGGGCGGCTCACGGCGGTGACCTTCATCCGGGTGCTGCCCTCCCCGCAGGGCGGTGCCGACAAGGACGTCTGGCGGCACCTGGAGCGGCACAGCATGGTGGCCGGCGCTGCCATGATCGAGCACGGTCTCTACGTCGGAGAATCCGAGAAGCTGGGCCGGCGTCTCCCGCTGACCGATCACGCAGACACTGCGCCTGTGGTCGCCAGCCTCACCGCGGAGGACGTGATCGTCCTGCCGCGGGTGACCAGGACTGCCGGGTACGTGCCGAACATCCGACCGAACCGGGTGGACCGGGGGTCACCGTTCGGGCGCCCGGACATCGAGCAGCAGGAAGGTGCGTTGCGCGGCGTGGACGACACCTGGACGTCCTGGCTGCGCGACCTGCGGCTGGCCAGGGCACGCCTGATCGTCCCGGACGAATACCTGCGGGTCGGCGCTCCGGGCGAGGGCACGACGTTCGACATCGACCGGGAGATCTACACCCCGCTGCGGATGATGGCCCCCTCCGGGGTGGATCCGGGCGCCGGGATCAAGGCGGTGCAGTTCGCGATCCGGGTTGCCGAGCACGAGGCAACCCTGCGCAGCCTGGTGCAGCAGGTGGTGACCGGCGCCGGGTACAACCTGTTCAGCTTCGGAATGGACGGCGGGGGCGGCGCGGCTGCCACGGCGACCGAGGTGGACGCGCGGACCGACCTGTCCCTGGTGACCAAGCGCAAGAAGGCGCGCTACTGGCAGCCTGCGCTGCGCGAGATCGTGGCGGCCATCCTGACGATGGATGCGGCGCTGAGGTACCCCGGAAGCGTGAGCTCCGACCCGGCGCAGGTCGGAGCAGAGATCGAGTCGGAGATCGCCCCCAACCCCGGGGACGTCGCACAGACGGCCAACCTGCTGTCACAGGCGGGCGCTGCCAGCACGCAGACCCTGGTGGCGATGGTCCACCCGGAGTGGCCGATGGATGAGGTCATCGCCGAGGTCCAGCGGATCCGGGAGCAGCAGGGCGTACCGGTCGCCGATCCTGGTGCGCTCGGCGGAGCGGCGGGGGGTAGCCCGGTCGACGCACTGCTGTCGCAGATGGGCATGAACGGCCAGCCGATGCCGGCTGACGCCGGGACCTGAGGTGCCGATCGATCCGGACGCACCGGGGCGCCTGGCGCTGACCCTGTTCCGGCTGGCGTCCGGCGTGGAACTGGACATCACGCGCCGGATCGCCGGAACGCTGGCTGAGGGGATCGACGCGCCCAACTGGCAGGTGCGCAAGGAGCGGCAGGTGTCCGCGTTGCGTGCGTCGATCGAGGGCGCGATCGGGAGGTTCGTCGTCGATGGCCAGCGCGCGGCCGGCGAGACGATCGACAGTGCGTGGACGCTCGGGGCCAACGCCGGCCTGTCCGACCTGGAGCCCGTACTTCTGAGGGCGCTGACCGCGGGGAACCTGCCGGGAGCGCGCGGGCTCTACGCGCTGTCAGCCGAGCTGTCCGGCGCCATCGCTTCCACCCGCCTCGGGATCCTGCGCTCGGCAATGGACATTTTCCGGGTGGCGGTGGCGCAGACGGCGGGGCAGGTGCTGCTGGGCACGCGCACGCGCCGGGACGTGGCACAGCAGGTGCTGAATCGGCTGGCCTCCTCCGGCGTGACGGGCTTCACGGACACGGCCGGCAGGCGTTGGCAGCTCGCCAGCTACACCGAGATGGCGACCCGCACCGTGGCTCAGCGCGCCATGACACAGGCGCATACGGCTACCCTCCAAGCCAACGGGCACGACCTGATCATCGTCAGCAACGCGCCTCAGGAGTGTGTTCGCTGCCGGCCCTGGGAGAACAAGATCCTGTCCCTGTCCGACGACGGAGCGCGTCGCCTGTCCGTCCTGTCCGCGGTCGAGCTGACCGAGACGGTGACGGTGGACGTGGCCGGATCGCTGGACGAAGCCCGGCGCACCGGGCTCTACCACCCCAACTGCCGACACTCCCACGCCGCCTACCTTCCCGGGCTGACCAAGCCTCCCGCCGGACCGAGTGCCGATCCCGAGGGGAATGCGGCGCGGGTGAAGCTGCGGGCGCTGGAGCGCTCCGTCCGCGCGGCCAAGCTGCGCGAGGCTGCCGCGCTCGATCCTGCGGCAGCGCGCGTGGCGCGCGCGCAGGTGCGCGGGTACCAGCAGCAGATCAGGGATCACGTGGCCGCGACGCCGGGCCTGCTTCGCCAGCCGGCGCGCGAGCAGATCGGCAAGGCCCATTGACGACGAAGCCCCGGCCGAAAACTGGCCGGTAGCGCCCGGCAGCTCAGTGCCCGGCCATGGTTGCGATGATCCGTAGGGACGCTTCGTGCCGAGCGGTGGCGTACTGAGCCTCGGTCAGGCCGGAGCATTCGGCCGGCCGGGGTTGCCCGGCCGCGGGCGCGCCCTACCGTCCAGCCAACCGATCATCGGAGGTACCCCGTGCGTCACGTCGTGGCCGTCGCCCTGCTCGTTACCCTCACCGGGTGCGGCAGCGCAGCCAGCTCCCCGCCCGCGAGCACCGGGACGCCGTCAACGGCGTCCGCTCAGCAGGGGCGTCCCGGTGCTGCCGCGCTGGCCGCCTTCGTCGCTGCGTTCCGCGTGGCCTATCCGCCCCTTGCCGAGGGGCGGGAGGACCGCGCGATCACCAATGACGCCAAGAACACCTGCGGTGATGTCCGTCTTGGTGTGGACGAGACAACGGCGGTCAAGCACGTGGCGGGACGGTTCGGCCGAGACGGCGCCACGCTGCCGACTGGCCAGGCCACCGCCGTCTACCGGCTCGTGCGCGCGAACGCGTGCCCCTGACGGGCACGCGTTCGCAGCGGCCGGAGCGTGTGGGTGCGATGCATGCCGCGAGCGTACGGCGCCGATCTGTCCACTCATGTCCAGCACCCACGCCGCGACCGGGCCGAATCGTCATCTGTGCTGGTACCTGCGGGTAGCCTGAGCATCGACGCGGGCCAGGCGCCCGATCATCAGATCCCAGGAGGATCGCAAGCATGTGGCGACAGAGGACGACCGTCCCGCTCCAGCACCTGATCCTGCCGTTCCCGGAGGACGGCAACGACGGTGGGGCTGGCCAGCAGGGTCAGGGCCAGCAAGGCAACCAGCAGGGCCAGCAGGCCGGCGGGACCGGCCAGGGCCAGCAGGGCCAGCAGGCCGGCGGGACCGGCGGGACCGGCGGGACCGGCCAGGGTCAGCAGGGTAACCAGCAGAACGGTCAGCAGGGCCAGTCGGGCGGCAGCGGCCAGAGTGTCGATGACCTGCCGGACTGGGCGCAGAAGCTGATCAAGGACGCGCGGTCGGAGGCCGGCAGCGCGCGGACGAACGCGAAGGCGACCGCGGCCCAGGAGGCCCGGGACCAGCTTCTCCAGGAGCTGGGCAAGGCTCTCGGGTTCGTCAAGGACCAGCCCTTGGATCCGGCCAAGCTGGCCGAGGACCTGGCAGCAAAGGACGGCAAGCTCAAGGACACCACCGTTCAGCTCGCGGTCCTCCGCGCCGCCCCGAAGGTGGGCGGAGATCCTGAGGCATTGCTCGACTCCCGTTCGTTCCTCGACTCGCTCTCCAGTCTCGACCCCGCGTCGGACGGGTTCGCCGGCCAGGTGTCGGCAGCCATCGCGCAGGCGGTCAAGGACAACCCTCGCCTCGGCGCAGGTACGCCGGTCGGCAGCGGTGGCGGGGAGATCCAGGGCGGGACGCGCGAAGGCGGGGGCGGCGGGTCCTGGGAAGACATCCAGAAGCGAGTCAGGGCCGGACGGGGCAAGTAGACCCACGACCGGGGAGCCTGACCACCTAACCGAAAGGACAGGACGTGGCAAACACGTTCATCACTCCCACCGAGATCGCCCAGTATTCGCTGGCGGTCCTGTGGGATGAGCTGGTCATGCTCCCGCTCGTGAGCAGGGACTTCAACTCCGAGGTGCAGGCCGGCAAGGGTGCCACCGTCACCTACCGCAAGGACCCGACCCTGGTCGCCAAGGACTACGTGGCCGCGGTCGGCATCGACCCGCAGAACCTGACCGAGTCCAGCGACACGATCGTCCTGAACTACCACAAGGACGTTTCGGTCAAGGTCACGTCCATCGACCTGACCCTCAACATCGACGACTTCACCCGGCGCGTGATCCGCCCGGCCATGATGCCGCTGGCCGCCGCGGTGGACACGGCGATCCTGGCGCTGCGGACGGACATCACGCACAGCGTGACGGCGTCCGCCTACAATGCCAGCTCCAACCCGCATCCCTCGTTCGACCTGGTCAACGCGCGCCGGATCCTGACCACGAACAAGGTCCCGCTCTCCGGTCGTCGGTGCGTGGTCGACGAGTACATCGGTGCCCAGTGGCTGCGCGACGACAACATGATCCGCCAGGACGTCCGCGGGCAGGCCGCCAGCTCCGCGCTGGCGGACGGTGCGCTCGGTCGGGTCTACGGGTTCGACAACTACGAGACCGGCCACATCGACGACTTCACGGGCGTGGCGTTCCACCCGTCCGCGTTTCAGTTTGTCGCGGCCCCACTGGCCCTGCCGAAGGGTGCCGCGAACGCTGAGTACATGAACTTCAACGGGCTCCCCAT